TTGCTCGTCGCTTTGGAATTGAAAAAGAAGTTCAAGCCGAGATCGATAAGCGAGAAGCAATCGAAAAAGCAAAGCAAGAAGCGGAAGCCGAAAAACAACGCTTGATTGAAGAGGCAAAGAAAAAAGCCGAAGCAGAAAAGAAAGCATTGGAAGAAGCCGAAAAGAAAAAGAAAGCCGAAGCCGCTAAGAAGAAGAAACAAGCCGCTGCAAAGAAAAAGAAAGCAGCAAAAGAAACCAAAGCCTCTGAATAGAGGCTTTCTCTTTATGTAAACTATTTAGGTATGACGCGGAGGATCGTGAATGTCATTACCAGAATTAACACCAACATCTCAAACATCGGCAATTATTTTGCCAAGCACAGGAAGCGAAGCAAATGTTGCTGATGCGTTGCCTTTGGGTGTATATGCCGAGTCAACAGAGTTTTTATCTGGTGCCGCAGCGCAAGTTGCTTTTACTTACAAACGACTGGGCGGAGACGTATTGGACATTGAATTAACAGAGCAAAACGTTTATGCAAACTTTGAAGATGCTGTGTTGGAATATTCGTACCTCGTCAACATTCATCAGTCTAAGAACATTCTAGGTTCTGCTTTAGGTAACACCACGGGGTCTTTTGATCACAAAGGAGAGATAACCTCAGGCCCAGCAAATGTTCAACTTAAATACCCAAAATTAAACTTTGAGATTGCTTTTAAAATCGGCAATAAATTTGCAACTGAGGCTGGTGTTGGTGGAGATCAAACAATCTATTCGGCTTCTATAAATACCGTTTCAAAACAACAAGATTATGATCTCCAGGCAATTCTAGAGGCCGACTCTACTTATTCATCAATTGTTGATAATAAAAGAGTAAAAATACGTGAAGTGTTTTATAAAACTCCTAGGCAAATGTGGAGATTTTACGGCTATTATGGTGGTCTCAATGTGGTCGGTGACTTTCATACGTACGGTCAGTATGCAGATGACTCTACTTTTCAAGTAATTCCAGTGTGGCAAAATAAAATTCAAGCCATACAATACGAAGATCATCTATACACGCGAACTTCACATTTTAGTTATGAAGTAATAGATAATAAACTTCGCTTATACCCTATGCCAGATACTGTTTCTCCGGAGAAATTTTGGTTTAGATTTACAGTTGACAATACTGATATTTGGGACGATACAGACGATGCAGGGCAGGATGGTGTTAATAACATGAATACCCTTCCATTTGAGAACATTCCCTATGAAAACATTAATTCAATCGGACATCAATGGATTAGAAGGTTTGCTCTCGCATTAAGCAAGGAAACCTTAGGGCAGATACGTGGAAAGTTTGGTGGAAACGTACCAATTCCTGGGGAAAATGTATCCTTAAACGCGTCCGATTTGCTAGGTCAGGCTAAGGAAGAACAACAGGCTCTCCGAGACGAATTAAAGACAATTCTTGACGAATTGACATATAATAAATTGTTGACAACAGATAAAGAAATGGTTGACAACGCCAAGGCAATTGTGACCGAGGCGCCACTTAAGATATTTGTAGGATAAAAAATGAAATTAATATTAGAAAATTGGAATAAATTTTTAAAAGAACAACAAAAATTAAACGAAATGACAGATGCAGAGAAAGAGTACTTACGCCCTCTTCTGAAAATGCCAATAGAAAAATTTCCTTTTGGAAACATTTTTGGCAATTCGTACAGAATTATTGAACCTGTGTCTGGACTAAAGGAGGAGACACCTTTAGCCAATGTAATTTCTGCTCTCAATGAATTTGGTTGGCAAGTAGACCCAGCATCTAACCTAGAATATCATGATGAAACAAAAGGTAAATTAGCCGGTAAGGTTAAAAGTGGTAAAATTCTTTGTTCCAAAACAAAAGTATCTCATTACATTGACGGCAAGGGAAAGCAAGGTGTTTCTAGAAAAACAATCACTCTTAATTTACCAAAGGTTTTGGGCGGTATTGTTAGTTTTGTCAATAACAGTAGAGACAAAATTCAAAGAGAAGCCGGGGCGGAACACTTTGAAGCAGCCAAAAGATATGCAAAGTTGGCAAAAATAGGTAAACTAGACAAACTGCCGGCTGATGTTAAGTATAGCTTGCCGACAAACATCAGTGATCCAATCATAAAACATACAGCAAACGAATACAGAAAAATAATGAAATTTTATGATGCTCAAGTTTATTGGCTTGGCACAACAACATCCTTAACAATGACAGAATTTTTTACAAAAAGTAAAATTAATTTTGAATCGTTTGAGAATTTTTCAAAATACGCAATCGAGTCATTTGACGATCTTATAAGAAACATGGATCAGTACTTGGAAAGAAATTACATAATTTACTCTCGTCACCCTATTGATGTCTTTAGAATGTCCGATCATCAAGGAATTAAATCCTGTCATTCACTTCCAAGCGAAAAAGGAAATGATTATTTTGATGAATATAACAAGTGCGCCCTCTCAGAAGCCTTTGGAAATGGAATGATTGCCTACATTATACCAGCAAAAAATTTCAAAATGTTTCCCCCTACTCAAGAATCGCTGGATAAAATTGATGATGACGAAATCTTTTATGATAAAAAGAGACCGGATGCTGGTGAATTAGTGCCCACTTCTAGAATTAGAATAAAAAATGTTGCTTTCCACAAAGATGAAGATTCTGAAGCGATTAGCATAGCGGTACCTCAAGGAAAAGTTTATGGTCCGAAGGTGCCTGGTTTTTTAGATGCTGTTAATAACAGACTCTCCGGAGTACAAGAAGAACAAGTAAAAGAGATTATCGAGCAAGGCGCTGAGGATTTGGGTAAACCAACGATTTTTTTATCAAAGTTTACAAGATACGGCGGCAGTTATCAAGATGAGGGTTATTCTGTTGCTCAAACTTTGCCCATGTTGTTTCAAAAGTATTCCGGGGATCTTAAGTTTCAAGGATCCATGGTTCGGTATGAACCAGATGTAGAAGAAGCATTGTTGGCTTCTGTTGGTCAAAATCCCATTGAAGTAATCAAGCAGAGGCTAAATGAAATTTTCGATGAACATACTGGTGGCTTTATTTCGTTTGATTGGGATGTTGAAGAAGGTTATGAAGGCGAGATTTCTTATAGTTGGCAGATGATTGTAGACTTTCTACTTAAGTTACCTTCCGATGCGGATCCGTCGAAAGTTGAAAATGCCGTTGTCGATGCTGCTGATAATTATCTTACAGATTATTATGGTTTACCTCAAACCGACAATGTTTTTGTCGACATCAGGCGGTTCACATCCATCGAACTAGTCTATTCTGGATCAGATCTGGATAGCGCACTGGGTACGACGACAATGTATTTGGACGGATTAGAAAATGATCTACCGGGTATAGTTGATAAGATGAACGTATTTGATCACTATTATGAAGACGGAGCCATTCAGCTAATTGAATATGTATTGGAAGAAGATAGAGTTATAGAGGCAGAAAGAAACAACATACAGAATGTTCTAAGTGATTTTGATCTCCCTGATGATCCCGAGTCTAGAAACACCAATTCTTGGTGGGGTGTAGAAGAAGTAGAAAGAGAAGAACATGATTATTTTGGCGGAGAGTATGTAAGTTTTATCGCCTTTGAAGACCGTACTAGCCTAGACATTGAAGAAATGAAAGAAAAAATTCCAGAGAATATGAAACAAGTAGCGTATAAACACATAGCAGACTTTTTAAACCTTCTTACAAAGAGCGACGAACTCGCAGGAAAATTAGCATTAAACCAAGACATTTGGGACGCAATAAAAGACCCCAATATTGTCATAACCTACGATGGGACCACCAAAGACTTAAGTCCAGAAGAAATAGCAGAGCAAGATGAAATTGTTCTTAAAGCCGGTGTCAGTATGTATAATGATTATCCTGTGCAAAGACTGCAAAAAACTGCTTATTTCTTAAAAAATAACGCTGATATAGATGAACTCAACGAGAGAATACTGGTCGCACTTGAAAAATATGTTGCAGACAAATTAAAAGCACAACAAAATGTTACAGAGAATAAAAGGAGGTTGAGAATTCATGTCAGAAGATAACAGATGGAAAAAACCCTCGTCCCCTCCTCCTCCAATGTTTTTTGGAAAGAAGGAACGAGACCTTGTAAAGCAAGTCAACGATGAAGTAATTGAGCGAGTCGTTGGACAACAAGTGCTATACTTCCCTCTAGACATTGAAACAACAAACTATCACCCTCTGTACGGAGAAGCAGTGGAAAAAACTTTTCTTCCTCCTGTTAGAGTGCATGCATTGGTTGAGTTCCAAGGTGTTGAAACATCTTTTATGGATAACGTTGCGATTGACAAAGCAACAAAAATTAAAATTAATTTTCACAAGAGAAGGTTAACAGAAGACCAAAATCTTTTCGTCAGAGAAGGTGATTTTGTAAAATACGGAGATGTATTCTACGAAATAGTTAAATTAATTGAACCAAAATTATTATTTGGTCAAGTTGAACATCGCTTTGAAATACAAGCAGAATGTATTAGAGCACGGGACGGATTATTTAATGCCGAATAAAGTAGAAATTTTAGAACCATCATCTATTGAGACAATAGATTTAGGTATTTATCGGTACGTTGATGAAAAATTCGACTTGCACACCACAACTAATGACGGAATGACGAAAGTCCCAGTCATTTGGACAGGAACAGAAAGAACTTTTCAAATAAAAAACAACAAAGACATTCGAGACTCTGTTGGTAAATTGAAGTTACCTCTTGTTACTATCAATCGTGACTCAATTGCAAAAGACCCAAACTTTAAAGGCAGTTTTCAGGCTCACGTTTATGAAAATAATAGTTATGGTGGAGGAGCGATAACAAGAGCGAGAAGAATTAAACAAGTGAAGACGAGAAACTTTGCAAACACTGATTTTTCAAGGACAACTCAAAACCCAGAAGATACTGGGAGGTCTGATAACAAAAAAATAGTTTATGAGTATTTAACATCTCCAATACCAACATATGTAACGGTCATGTATACTGTCGTTCTTAGAACAGAGTATCAGCAACAGATGAACGACCTGATGACTCCATTTATTACAAGAACAGGTCAAATTAATTCATTTATCTTTGAGTATGACGGCCACAGGTATGAAGCCTTTATACAATCTGATTTTACTGAGGATAAGAATACGACAGCATTAAATGAAGATGAAAGGATGTTCGAAACTAAAATCAACATTAAAGTGTTAGGGTACTTAATAGGCGATGGAATAAATCGTGAAAAACCTCAAATCACAATTCAAAAAAACATTGTAGAAGTAAAAATTTCTAGAGAAAGAGTGATAACTGGAGATAAAGCACCGTGGAAAAAGAAAGATAAGGACTATAGAGATTAGTTCCTTTTGAGAAAGAAACATACTATTTATAAAGAATAATAGTTTTAAGGAGAATTTTAATGCCTAGTAAATTTGATTTTATATCACCCGACATAATCTTGAGAGAGATTGATGAGAGCGAATTGCCACCCGACCCAGTCGATGATGGTATTCTGATTATAGGACAAGCCAAAAAAGGCCCAGCAATGAAGCCGATCAAAGTTAAAAACATTTCAGATTTGGAAGCAACTTTTGGAGAATGTTATGACGGTATTTCCGGAGGTGACATCTGGAGAAACGGAAACACAGCTAATCCAACTTACGGTCTCTTTGCAGCTAAAGCATGGTTAGCTTCGAACACATCACCTGTTACTTATGTAAGATTGGCTGGTGAATCATTAACTACTACAACCAAGGCCGGATGGAATCTTGGTGGGCCAGCAAATGCTGATGACAGTGGAGCACAGTCTGGTAATACCCTTGCTTATGGTCTTTGGATGATTCCTTCTGCTTCGGAAGGAGATGCAGAAGTTGATGGAACACTAGCGGCAATTTTCTATACAAAAGGCGCGGTTCTCAGGCTCAATGGTATCAAGGCAGGAACAGCAGCAACCTCAGTCAATAAAGCCGGCACGTTTGTAAAATCAAACGGTGCAAATGGTGGATTTACTGTTGAAATAGATGATGGATCATCAGTAGAAAAATTAAATTTTAATATGTCACCCGGTGGGTCTTCTTTTATCAGAAACGTTGCAAACGTAGATCCGCAAAGATTGATCAGTGGTCAAAAAGCATCAGGTGTAAAAAAATATTTTCTCGGAGAAACTTTTGAAACAGAAATTAGTGATACAGTATTAAGTGTTTCTTCTTCTGTTGGGCATGTTTATGGTGTTCTTTTGGCAATCGCTAGAGAAGATGACAAAGACAAGTCTTGGGTTGAACATAACACCGCAGTTACTGCTGCTAGGACTGGCTGGTTTATTGCCAATAATCCATCTCCAACAGTTGATACGGCTTCTTTTGATGCTGGTAACATGAAAAAACTTTTTAAGTTCCATTCTCTTATTGAAGGAGCAGAGTTTCAAAAGCAGTACGCTGCTCGAATTGTAATTGACAAAGTTCCAACTGGAAGCGTCGATGCTTTTGCCGGGTTTACAGTTGAAATTTTCGACATGCATGCAAAATCTGTTGTCGAAAATTTCGTATGTAATCTCAACCCAAATAGTGACAACTATATTGCTAAGAAAATTGGAGACCAACAGGTTACATACAATGCTACAAAAAAGAAGTTTATTACAACTGGTGAGTACGAAAATAAATCTGATTACATTCGAGTAGAAATGAGCGATGATCAGTATCCAAATAGTGCAGTACCGTTTGGTTTTTATGGTCCTGTTAAACCTAAGTCTTTCAAAATCGGCGGATCCGGATCAGCAGCATCGCCTCTACAGGCGGAACTTCTCGTAGGGCAAAACGCTACATTTGTTTTTTCTACAACCGGCTCAACATACCATAGTGGTCACGATAAGGTTGGTGCTTGGGCAGATTATCAGGTAACACAAACTGCTTCTTTTTCTTGGCCAAGTCTTAACCTAACAGACAACAATTCTTCTGCTGTGTTTCAATCAAAAAATTATTTTGGGTTTAGGCACCAAGAGAAAAGCGATACAAATACCGCTATAAATAAAGCATACCAACCAGATGCTATGGATTACATAGACATTTTAAGAGCATTGCCAAATGAAGCCGGAGAAATAGATGCTGCTGCTGGCACATACACAGAGCAATCGTTTATTTTTACACTAGATGAAATTAGACAAGATAGCACCGACCCTACTAGATTCTATTATGAAAGCGGTGCAACTGTGGCTGGTAACTCTTATACGGGCACGAATGGAACAAATGCACTAGTTGAAACAGCACAAATTAATAAAATTATTGCTCCTTTTATGGGTGGATTTGACGGACTAGATATTCAATACGTTGATCCATTTTCTTCGTATCAAGTTATCGATACCGGAACAAAGTCAACACAATATACAATTGCCGCTATTGATAAAGCCATTGATTTCGTCTCAGACTCCGAACTTGTAAAGTATGACATAGTTGCCATGCCTGGTATTACCAAGACTTCTTTGGTCAATGATTTGTTGGCTAATACCGAAGAACGTGGAGATGCACTAGCTATTGTCGATCTACCTTCTGGGTTTGTTAGCGGTCTAGAAAAACAAACTGAGACTGCGGGTTCCGTTACAACAGTTATTAATTCAGCACAGACTGCTGATTATAACACCAGCTATGGTGCAACGTATTACCCAGAAGTAAAAATCAGAGTTGACAACGGATCTTTGGTTACAATGCCTTCTTCTGTCGCTGGGCTTGGAGCAATTGCTCAAAGTGAAGCAGCATCAGGTGCCCCATGGTTTGCTCCTGCAGGTTTCAATCGAGGTGGAATTAGTCGTCTTGGTGGACCTCTTGGGCCCCGAGTTGCTAATGCAGCAGAAACTCTTAACAAAGCAGAAAGAGATAAATTGTATCAGGTAAACATTAATCCAATTGCTAACTTCCCAGGCGAAGGCCCAGTTGTATTTGGGCAAAAAACCCTACAGCAAACTCCGTCCGCTTTGGATAGAATCAATGTTCGTCGTTTGATGATCTATCTTAAGAAGAATGTTGGAGAGGTTGCTAGAACAGTATTATTTGATCAGAATGTACAGGCAACTTGGAATCGCTTCAAGGCTGATGCGAGACCAATCTTGGAAGATGCAAAGTCACGATTTGGTGTTTCTGATTACAAATTGATTTTGGACGAAACAACAACAACACCTGATTATCAAGATCGCAACATCATGTATGCTAAGGTTTTTATCAAGCCAGCTAAGGCAATTGAGTTTATTGCAATAGACTTTACGATTACTCGCTCCGGAATTGAGTTCTAAACTAGTTATTAAAGATTATAGGAGAAAATAACAATGGCAAATTTTTGGTCAACAGGCGACGCAGAACCTAAAAGAAATTTTAGATTTCAAGTACAAATTACCGGTCTAACTGGTGGAAACGATGTTCTTTGGTGGGCAAAAACCGTTACAACACCATCTTTTGATGTTTCAGAGGTTGAACATAATTTTCTAGACAACAAGTATTACTACCCAGGTCGCGTTTCATGGAATGAAATTACATTAACGCTTGTCGATCCTATTTCTGTTGATGCAGTTAGATTGACAAACAAATTACTTCTAGACTCAGGCTACGTTATTCCAGCCGGTGTTCCTTCTAGTAATGCGCAAAAATCGACAATTTCAAAAGTAAAAGCAACCAATAATGCTTTGAAAGACATTACAATTTCAATTTTGAATGCCGAGGGAAAAGCTATAGAAGTATGGACACTTAACAATCCGTTTATTAGGTCAGCCAAATATGGCGATCTAGATTATTCAAGCGATGATCTTAGATCAGTTGAAATGACAATTCGTTACGATTGGGCTACATGTGATACTAGTGGAAACGGCGGCCCTAATAATCAATTTGATACAACTGGTGCAACTTAGAGGTTTTGATGACTTTTTGGTCAAAAAGCAATGAACCGTTACGAAAATTTAGATTTACCGTAACATTTGGAGAAGAACTTTGGTATGCAAAAAGCGTATCAAAGCCTACTTTTGATATTTCTGTATCTGAGTATCAACTGATCAATCATAAAATAAAATACCCAGGCATAGTAACCTGGAGTGATGTTGAAATTGTAATTATTGATACCAAAAGCATAACAAAAGGAATAAAATATTACAAAAATCTTGTTTCTGGGGGCTATAGGTTTTCTGGTAATAATGATGGTATTGTAAAGAAAAATACAGCAGGCGGTGACGTGCTTATTACACAACTTGATGCGAATGGAAAAATTATAGAAGAATGGAGATTAATTAATCCATTCGTTAAATCAATAAAGTTTGGAGACCTAGATTACTCTTCTGATGATCTGGTCGAAATCACTATAACATTGGCACTTGATAGTGCCGTTTTAAGTAAAAAAGAATCAGAAGAAACAGAAGAATAACTAAGAGGTATAAATGAGTAGAAACAAAGATAGACTTGGAGGACATACTCCGGAACATACAGAGGTAATAGCAAAACCAGCAGAAAAAGCGTTTGATCCACTAAGTTTTGTAGCGCCAACAGAATTTGTCGAATTACCGTCAAAAGGTAACTATCCCATAGGGCATCCGCTTTGTGGACAAGAAGTGATTGAAATAAGATTTATGACGGCAAAAGAGGAAGACATCTTGTCCTCGCAAACTCTTTTGAAAAAGGGTCTTGCAATCGAAAGAATGTTGGATTCTTTGATTATTCAAGATGGCATAAAAGCACAAGATTTGTTGATTGGAGACAGAAATGCCCTGATTATTTCTGCTAGAATTTCCGGATACGGTGCAACATATAAAACACAAGTACTTTGCCCCTCTTGCGGTAGCCGATCAGAAATTGACTTTGACCTTAACAACAAAGTCATGTTTGAATCTTGTGAGAATGAAAAACTAAAACTCGTCAAACTTGATAGCGGTAATTTTACGACAAAAATGCCTTACTCAAAATTCCAGATTGAATTTAAACTACTAGATGGTAAAGATGAACAGATGCTTTCCAAACTAATGGCAGATAAAAAGAAACGAAAAATGGCAGAGACAACTCTAACTGATCAGTTTAAACTTATGATTGTTGCCATTGAAGGACACAAAGATAGGTCAATTGTTTCTAAATATGTCGACAACATGCCGACAATGGATTCTAGACATTTGAAGGCAGCATATAAGGAAGCCGCACCGGATGTTAAAGTTAAAGACAATTTTGAATGTACCTCTTGTGGCTATGAACAAGAAATGGAGGTTCCGTTTAATACGGACTTTTTTTGGCCTGACCGATAAATATTCCCGCGCTCTTTATGAACAGATTTTTATAATGAAGCATTTTGGTGGTTGGTCTTTCATTGAGGTTTACAATTTGCCAATCGGTCTTCGAAACTGGTTTTGCGAGAGAATGAGAAAACAATACGAAGATGAAAAAAAAGAAATGGACAAGGCGTCCCGAAAAAGAACATAGTGCCCTTACGGGCATTTTTTTGTTAAAACTAATTATGTTAAGGAGACATACGAATGCTAACTATAGACCTAGAAAAATTAAAAAAACAACTGAATGAGACAACTTACGAGGCGATGGCGTATGTTTCAAAGAAACTTTTGCAGATGCTTTATGGGGACGACGTTCAGGTTGTTGCAAACATAAACGAGCAAACAGAATCTGATTTTATTATAAAAGGCAAGTATTCTGATGTGAAGGCGTATTCAAAAGCAATTGTCTCGATGAAAGAATTTTTAGACGCATTTAATGAGTTTGGCACAGACCACCCTCAAACAATAAAAACTAGAGAGACCCTTAGAGGTGATGTGGATAGCTTTGAGCAAACAACGGGCTTAAAGTGGCCATTTAAAGACGAGGACTAAATGAATGTCAAAGACACAATACACGCAGGAAGAAATAGATGCGATTATAGCAGAAAACAAAAGACTTAAAGATTCTACGGAGGATCTTACTAAGTCTTTTGAAAACTTTTCCAAATCTTTGGGGGATACGACCAAGACACTTAAAGAGCAAGCAGAAATGTTCGCAGAGCTAAAGAGAAGTGAGATTGATCTTTTAGACGTTAAAAGAGCAAGAGCAGCAAGAGAAGGTGACAGAAAAAAAGAACTTGCTGCCATTATGGAAATGGAAAAGCAGTTACAGGAAGTACGACAAGCCGCTTTTGCTGCAACCGGAGAAGAACAGAAAAAATTAGAAGAACAAGAAAAAAGACTCCTTGACGCCATGGGATTAAGCGCAGAAGAGTTGAAAAAATTAAAAGAAGAGTATGCAACATTTAGCCCTCTTGTCGAAGAAGCAACAAAACAAGGAAGAAGTTTTGGTGAAGGTCTTGCAACAAAAGTTAGTACTGTTTTTCCTATTTATTCCAAAGCAATGACCGGTCTTGTTGGTAAACTAGAAGAATATGGAAAAATATTATCAAAAACTGATGGCCCCAAGGCATTTGTTAAGGGAATCTTACAGATTATAAACTTTAAAAATGCAACTTTAGCAATCACTGCGCAAGTTATAACAGCCACAGTTGAACTTGCAATGGCAACTGATAAAGCAACAGCAGCCTTTGCCGCTCAAACAGGCGCGGGCAGAGCATTGACCGGAACAATCTCAGACGTTGCTGGCGCCAATCGAAATCTAGGATTGTCCGCAGAGTTGGCTGGTAAGGCCGCTGGTGATCTATTTGAAGGTTTCACAGGTTTCATGAGAGCCGGTAAAGACGCTCAAGATGAATTGGTAAAAACAGTAGCCACTTTAGGTAGAATTGGTGTCGATGGAAAAACTGCTGCCAGTGCTCTTACCCTGTTTAATAAAAACATGGGAATGTCAATAAAACAATCAACAAAACTCACAAAAGACCTTGCAATGATGGGGACAAAGATTGGTATTTCGTCAAAACAAATGGTCACAGGTTTTGTTGCCGCCTCGAAGCAACTCGCGGTATATGGCAAAGACGCTATCAAAGTGTTTTCTG